TAGTCGCCCTTGTGATTGATCATGCCCCAAGCCCCTGTGAAACCCGGATCGATGCCGAGGTACATCATGCCGTTTCCTTTGCTATTACCCTTACACGCCTGTGAATGATGCATTCAGACACATAGTCAATACACCTCTCAAGTTCTTTGACCGTCGTTTCCTCTAACTGTTGGTCATGCACCGCCATCGCCAGTTTGACCGCCTGTAGTTCAGGACCCGTAAACACAAAGCTTTTGCCGCTCACACCACGTTTTCCCATGTTGTAAACAGCGTCCTGTGCTTCCTTTATCTCCGGTAACCAGTCACCACCCTTTGCCGGATAAAGGTAAGCAATGGCTTCGGCTTGGTTGAAAGCATGAATTAGTACATCAACATGATCTCTGTCACCTCTGCCAAACATGATCTCGTCAAAGGCTGCATGGTTCTTTGCTATCAGGGTTGTGCCAGCGTTTGGTACTTTGGCTACAGGTAGTAGACCTGATTTGACATAGGTCATCACATCAAGTCTGATGCCCTTGGGTTTGTATTTGGAGCGTTTTTTCATTTTCTTGCTCGGATGTCTTCAGCACAATGTCTTGGCTCAGTTGCAGGAATATCTTGCAATTCGTCACACAACTTTGCACACGCCTCACGCTCACGCTCTGCTACCAGTTTGGCAAAGGATTGAAGTGCCTCGTAAGTCCAAAGGCGATACCCTTCTTCGCTTGTATCTAGTGTCTTTGAAATTTGTCTAGCCATCTCAATGATTTCATCTTGTCTCATCTCATTTCCTTTTTCGATTCATCTATCTTTACTTTTACAAGTTCAGGTAAGTTTTTGAACAACCCAGAATCATCTTCTCGTAACAAACGGACTTGATGACGTGCGTGATCGATAGAACCGGGATTCATCGCCATAGTCGCATAGTGATCGGCTAATCTCTGGATCAGTTGTTCGTACATCTATATCGCCTGTTTTTATCAATGCTTGGTTGATTAACCTTAAAGGGACTAATCTGTCGTGTTTTGCTTTGTTTAACAAAAGGTGTGCTTGTTCTTTAGTCATGGCATAGCCTTTGCAAAACTGTTTCTCAACTCGGCCAAGTCAGCCAATGCTTTACGCTTTTGTTCTTCGGTGTACTTAACTGTTGGGTTGTAGGACAACTGCACCGCATCAGGCACAGGCACTCGAGGACCATCTTGGCAAATTTTTCGGAACTGCAACGAGGACGGTGGTCGATCAGGGTTGAGGTGGTCCAAGGCATAGTCCATACTGGGTTTGTAGGTCAAGAACTTGCCCAACGTTTGCATCCACTCTGAACGAATGAGGTTGGCATCGATGCCTTCCCATTTGCGAGCAAAGTCGTTTCCGTAGATAGCATTCATACGCCCGAAGATGTAGTCAAAGCCAACATCTGCTTCACAGTAATTTGACATTGTTAACCTCCAGTACATTGTCATCAGGTTTAGCCCAGAAAGGCTTGGGTGCGGTCAGACCACGGGTAAGGGTAGACATGGTGTTTGACAGGCGTTCGGCATTGGTCTGCTTCTCTTTCATCCACTCTGCCTTAAACGATGCCCAGTTCCTCAAGCAACATTCCTTGATGGCATCTTCAATCGACCATCCAGCTTTCTGACATTCGTTGACAAACAACTTCCAAGCTGTAGCCGTCAAAGGTGCTTTCTTCGTTTTGCGAATCTTTAACCAATCCTGCCAAACAGAAACATCAAGCCCGTCAGGGCATGCAACGACAGTTGCCTTCTTCTTGTGTTCTGTGTCTTGTGTAATGTGTATTGTGTCTTGTGTAGCATTGCCTTCGGATTGCGTTCGCAATGCGTTCGCATTTTTAGCCTTATTCCATCTAGCTTCAGCGCTTGCTCTTGCCTTGGCAGATTTGTCACCAATTCTAGAAATCTCGTATTCAGCCCTCTTGGAAAGCCAACCTTTCTTAGTTAACTGAAAGAATTCTTGTAATACGGTCGCAATGCAATCGCTATGCGAACGCATCCTGATTTGCCTAGCTATTTCAGGTATGTCATCAGGAATAGGGCATTCGTGAAGATAGTACCAATCGAGCAAACGCCGATAGGCAAGGTCTTCCATCTCAGAAAGATGTTCTGTGTGACTTTTGTAGTCGCCAATATTGAATTGATAGTAGTGCATTCAGTCCCCATTGGTGGACAGTCCCAGTATGGAAATTACCGGGTGGTATCCACACCTTTTGCGGGTGTTAAAAACGGCATCTGGGGCCGTCCCCAATGAGGACTAACCAGATACCACCATTTACGCTTTCCACGGCGCATTTTGATGATATCACGATTCTGTGATGATCTTGGCTCGTTGCATGTCTTGGAGCATCTCCATGAACATCAACGCTACCTGATGTGCTTTGCCTTCTTCTTGGTCAGCAATGATCTGCACACCAAGGGTTCCGTCTTCTTTGTCTGTCAGGATGATGTTTACTTGGCTCATTCTTCTTTCTCCATAGGTACATCACGCCATTCGGCTTGCGGTTTGCCAGTAAAAATGTCGGTGATGTCTGCTTCCCACAATTGCTGAAGAACACGAACAGTACTTCCGTAATTGGTTCCAATAACAGGCACAAAACGCTCAACAAAGCGCAATTTAGATGTTGGTGTCATTTCTTAGCCTCCCAAAAGGCAATAACCTTGTTGATCAACCATTCATGTGCTTCATAAAGAAACATCAGCCCTGCCCAAAAACAAGACAAAGCAATAAACATTGTCAGCAGCGCCAACACTGCCATAAAAGTATCCCAAGCCATAGACCAAATCATTTCATTTCCTTATCTAATTCATCCAAACAACGGCGTAAGTACACCGACAAATCCAATGCTTCTTCATAGGCATGTTGCAGCCAAGCACGGTACAAAAGTGGGTTATCCTGCACCGAAATGCCGTACTTAGACATGCCAAACGCCTGCCGTCTAGCAATGTCCTCACACACCTTAGCTTCTGTACCTGTAACCATCATGCTTCCTTGACAAACACGCCGTCAGCATTGAGGTAGCCTTTGCGGTCTTTGATTTCTTGATAAGCACCCTGAAAACAGGTTACCAAGTCTAGGTCAGCACAGGCACAGCCCATGACAAGAGTGACAAGAATGTCTCCGTAAGCATCTGCCATAGCTGCTCGATCTCCTGATCGGATGGCATCCTGAAGTTCATCAAGCTCCTCCTGAGTCTTGATTGCTTGGGCTGCTGGGGTGCTGTTCTGCACTATTCCCCTTGCCTCGCCCCACTGAACCACTTTCATCTCTATGTCTGCGTAACTCATCGTCTTCCTTTACATCTCGTCCAAAAATCGCATCCCAACGGTTTGCGTACTCTTCATTGCTTACAGAAAAAGGTCTGGGTTTACTTCCCTTGCTCATTGAACCACTCCGGCTTAAGTTCTTTAAGTTGATACACCCGTAGATCAGGGATCTTGTTGTTCTTTTTGTACTTGTAAGCCGCTGGCGCTGTAATGCCCAACACCTTTGCCAACTCATACAAAGTAACGCCCTTTGGTAGATCAGTAACTTTCATTTCTATCCTTTGTTTATTAACACGCAGGATACTATACTACAGTTCAACAATAGGGCTATTGAGAATATCTATCAGGTTTGAAATCTTGATAAAAAAAATTGTGTAGACATCAACTCAAGTTAATGTACAGTGCTCACACACCAATCACGAAAAGGAGTTTGAAATGGATGCGGTGGAATCGTATAGAGAAGGCCACAAGGCTGGTCAACAGATGGTCTTAGACCTAGTTAACAGGTGGTGCATGGGTAAGGTTGAAACTGTTGCACAACTGGTTCAATACATCAAAGCACTGGAGGCACAAGATGATCAAAACTGATTTGTTTTCGGGTCGTGTCTACACCACAACAGGCAACATCAAGACCTCAAGCAATGGGGACACTTTTGTCAAGACCGGGGACTTCTGGTTTGGCGACAAAGGTCAGACAATCCAAGAAACCAAAGACGGACTGCTCAACATTGGCACAGGCATCCGATCAACCTTTGGGGACCCTTTCATGGAGGACGATGATGATTAACGACACAACACGCCGTTTCCCAAGAACATTAAAAGAAGCATTCCCAAATGACGATTCAAGTTGGTTTGAAGAACCAGAAGAACAGATTGGAATTTATGACATCATCTTCAGTATCATTTCGTTCTGCATCTTCGCAGGACTGTGCTACCACTTCTACGCATAACTGGGTAGATCAACAATGCTCTTGGGACATGAAAACAGGCAGATATACCAAACACATCCAGTATGAAGATATCAAGCTTGTAGTCGTGTTTAACAGGATTTATGAAGATACTTTGGTGGTCGAAGAGATCAAAACCCTTGACAACCAAAACATCATCGACTTGGTCCGTGACAGAGCAATCACGGTAATTGAACGAATCATTGCAAAGGATTTCAAATGAAAATGAAAAGTCTGTACGAAGAGTACAAAAAAGAGTTCATGGCCTCAGACACAATGTACTGCTGCTACTGCTGTGAACCACAGGGCGAAAAGTATCACTGCTGTCAAGAAAACCACTTTGTACACTTTTCCGACCTGTACCCCGAAGACCAACAATACATCATCGAGAACGAGCTTGGCGAAGCTTTTGGAGAACAAGCATGAACGTTTACACAAAACTAAACCACGCCCGTGAGCGTTTCCACAGCCGTCAGCTCAAGAAGTCTGGTCACAACAAGTTTGCCAACTACTACTATTTCGAGCTGGGTGACTTTGTTATCCCTGCCCTAGAAATCTTCAAGGATGTTGGCTTGACTTCTGTCATCAGCTTCACCAAAGATTATGCCGATATGCGGATCGTCAACACTGACAAACCAGAAGAAAGCATCACCATCACTTCGCCCATGTCTACAGCGGCTTTAAAGGGGTGTCACGATGTCCAGAATCTGGGGGCAGTACAAACCTACCTACGCCGTTATTTGTGGGTTGCA